GAGCAGGTGACATGCTATGAGGCTTGAAGCTGAACCGACGTGCGTGTCGAGAATTAAATCGCCTTTCTTGGCGTAGTTGTGGAGCAACCACTTGTAGAGCTTTACGGGCTTTTGGGTGGGGTGGATGCGTGATTCTTTGTTCTTCATGTCACCTTGAAGCATGCCTTGCCAACGAAATTCAAATTTTCTAACAGCCGTTTTAAAAGATGTCCAAGCAAGTTCGCAATCCGCAAAATCATTTTTTCCGTTTTGTTTATCCCAAACAATCCAACAACTACTATCAAAAGGAATTCTGCTTATAAAGTGATTTGCACCCCATATTATCTGATTTTTACTAACTCTTTTAAGTTCAATAAAATACTTTGTTTCGGGTGCAACAAAATCCCATTCGGTTTTTTTATATGTACTTTGTTTTGCCAAGACACCCCCACCCATAGTTCCATCAGAGTATGCACCTATACCGTATGGAACATCAACAATCGCCAAGTCAAAGTGCTTGTCAGGGTATCGTGCCATGCCCACCATGCAGTCCTCGTTGAAGTATTCGATCACTCGCTCACACCCCCTTTTTAGGCGTCCGCACCATCCGCCGCTCCGGATCGCGCCCCCACCTGTACCAGCGCAGGGATTCGAGGCGGCGCATGAAGGGCGTCTTCTCCATTTCCTCGTCAAGCAGATGCGCGAAATCCAGACGCTTCACCCGTTTGCCTTTCAGCCACTCCCGCGACGGCGGCCTGTATCCGGATTCGCCGGAGTCGATAGGCTCTACGCGCATGATGTACGGGCGGGTCAAAACAATTCCCCCTGCCCTTCGTTTTGCAGAATGTCCCTCTCCAACCGTGCGATTCTTTTCTCCAGCACGTCGGCCTTCGACGCCAGCGCGCGATATTCCGAAGACCACCTGTACGTTTTTTCGAGCCTGGGCTTCAGTTCTTCGAGTTCGGCTTTGAGCGCGGCAAGTTCGTGTCGTTTGTCGATCATTTTCCACCCTCCCTTTCTTCAAACAAAGTAAAAATATACGTCAGCATTGGTCAGACTTGTAATTGTTACTATCTAGTTTACTGGCCTTGATTTGCTGGGCGGGACAAGCGGGACATCGGGACATCTCTTAAGAGAGATGTCCCGTCCCGTCCCGCTAAATCCCAACGCCTCGGGACAAATGTCCCTCTTTGTCCCGTCCTGTCCCTTGTCCCGATTGATTCCCGCTTGCTATAGTTTTTCTGTTTCATAACTTTTCAACCTGCTCTCAAAACACATCGCGTCGATCTCAGCCATCGCTCCGGCAGGGAAAAAGAACTTGCCGTCTTCCGACGGTTTGACGTACTCAAGATTGATGAGCTTGTCCTGTACCCGCTGAAACGCTTTTTTCCGTTTTTCCTGCGCTTTGTTTACGCCCTCTTTATCGTTTTCATCTACGCCGAGAGGTTGCAGCTTGTAAAATTCCCTCCGCCAGATGTCGACCGACACCCCGTCGAACCTGCCGTCCTTCAGCTGGCCGAACGTCTCCGCAGCGATGCGGAAAGTCTTCAAGCCGATCCGCTGCACGTCGTTGAGGTTCTTTTCTTTCGGCGTGGATTCCATCGGCTCCTCGCCCTTCACTATCACCGCGCTCGTCACCTGTTCTCCGTCGTCGTCGAACCACCCGGGGATTTCTACCCCTTTCTGGAGACGCACCCAGACCGGCTCCGGTTCCGCGCCGTCCTTCATCTTCCGGCAGATCAGCTGCAGGTCTTCCTTGTTCGGCCTCATGGCTACGGACAGTTCCATGTTCAACGCCCCCTTCCACGCGGAGGAACCCCGCGCCCTGTGCTGTGCCTCGTCTGATACACCGGTATGGTGGACCAGCAGAACAGAGCATCCGTATTCGTACTGGAGTCCGGCACAGGCGTCCACCATGATCTTCGCGTCCTGCGCGGAGTTCTCGTCGCCGGACAGGAACCTGTGCAAAGTGTCCACCACGATCAGAACAGGTTTTCTTCCTATGGCGTCGATGTGGCTCTTTACCTTCAAATACCCTTCAGGAGTGTTCAGGTCGCAGCCCGACGCTGAAATGAACAGGTCCACGTCGTCAGGTTTTACTTCGTAATACTTCAGCCACGCAGCCACCCTGGCACGCAGACCGTGATGCCCTTCTCCTGCGAGGTAGACCACCATGCCGCGCTTTGTTGGAAGTCCTTCCCAGGCAACCATGGAATCGCTGCACGCAATTCCCATGCACCAGTTCAAGACGACGAACGTCTTCCCGCATCCTGACGGACCATGCACCATACAGAGGGCGTTGGCCGGAATCCACCCCTTTATGAGCCACGGGATAGGCGCCGGTACCGTGGCGAAATCCTTGACTGAGATAAGCCAGCCTTCCAGCGGCGGGGCGAGTAACGTTCTGACGTCGCCGCCCTTCTGAAAATAATCGTTCACATCGTCGCCAACGTCAGGCGGCATGACGAAACGTGCGCCGTGCTTCTCACATGCCCGCCGCGCCATCTTCTCTCCCATGCCGGATTCGTCGTTATCAGCCACCACCACGATTTCAGAGAGAGCGCCGCGTTTGTCCCGTACCTTACCCGTCGCCTCCACCAGGTTGTGACATGAGAAGGCAACTACAACCGGTTTCCCTGTCACCTCGTGGATGGTAGCCGCCGTAGCGAAGCCCTCTGCGATGTAGATGGGAGACTCAGATTCATCGCCCAAAAAATAAACATTCCCGCCGGCCTCACCTCCCTGGTGGAACTGTTTCTTGCCGTCGGCGTCAATGTACTGGATCGTCTTAATATCACCGTCCATGGTGCAGGCTGGGATCATCAGCTTCCCTTCGCCTGACACCTTGATGCCGTGGGGCTGGACACCCTTCCGTTTCAGGTATGGATGCTCCGCAGTCGCAGGCGTTCCACCGTCCCATATCCTTTGGGCGGCCAGCGCAACCGCGTCATGGAGTTTTTCTATCTCCTGGTCACGGATGCGCTTTGCTTCCTCAATGTGTCGCTTCCGTGCCTCCACCTCGTCATAGGTGAGCTGGCGGCCTATGTCAGCCGTCCATGGCTGGCTGATGTCCTCGCGCCAGTCGCCGAACCGCCCTGCCGGTATCCCGTCTCCAAAGACGACATACCAGCCTGTCTTGTCTTTCTTTTGCCCGGACCGGAATCGATGGATCTTCCCGTCGAGAAAGACCTGTTCCGGAGGTTCAAGCCCTGCGTCTGCTATGGCCTCTATCAACTGCTCCTCTGGAGGGTCTATTCTTGGAGGAGGTGTTATCCATGGTCCATTGAAAATGTTTGTTAAATCTGCCACGCACACACCTCCTCCAAATTTTTAATGGCCTCTTCACACCCGTGACATACGAGCACCTGGTATCCGGACTCTTCGAGGTATCCCTTCCAGTCCTCCTGTTCCGGAGATAACCGCCCACCCTTGACGCGCTTCATTTCTACAAAAGTTCTCCATGCCGGAATAAAGAGATCAGGCACACCCTTTGACAGCCCCTCTACCTTCAGCTTTGCAGCCGTTGCCGGTGAGCGCCAGCCGCCGTTCGGGATGGAAAAGATCCTCACGTCCGGGAACTTTCTCCGGAACCACTGTACGAATGTCCGTTGCTCCTCGTGTTCTGTAGGGATATAATTAGTTAGTTCCATAGTCGCCCCGTCACCCTGTCATATTTCCCATCCTTCTCCACAGAGATGATTGACGGATACTGCGCACCGTTCAACACTTCTATCACCTCGTCAAGGTCATAGGGATTATTGATTTTTACTCCGCACCGCCTTTCAAACGTCGAAATCAGAGACAGCGCCTTCTGCTCCGGATACCCTCCGTGGAGGAGAAGGACATATTCAATGACAGACTGCACTCCTGAGTAATACGTCACCGTGGCGCACTCTTTGCCGGAGTTCGTCAGGTAGCGCCGCCATTGCCAGCCGTCCACGTTCAGGTACCGCTTCCTGTCCTCGCCCATAATGTCGTCGTTATGGAGCTTGAATTTCTTCGGCGGCGGCGGCGGAAACTCCCACCCGCAAGCGGGGCACACCCGAAGCGCGATAGGTACAAATTCCTGGCACCGCTCACACACCTTCACCGGCGCCTCGCCGCGCTGCTCCCCCTTCCTCCGTGGAGGGAGGAGTTCGGTAATCGGACCGTGGCGCCGCACATTGCCAGCGAAGTCGAGATACAGGCAGTCCTGCGCGTTCTCCTTCGGCCTCATTCCCCGCCCTGACGACTGCACATAAAGGACTGTGCTTTCAGTCGGGCGGGCCATCACAATGACGTCTGTGTCAGGAGCGTCGAAGCCGGTTGTAAGTACACTGTTATTTGTCACGACGCGGATTTTCCCCGCCTTGAAGTCTTCCAGCACCTTAGCCCGCTCGTCTGAAGGAGTTTCCCCGAGCACGGCTTCGGCCGTCTCGCCCTGGCGCAGGAATTCGTCCCGCAGTGCGTAGGCATGATTCACGCCGGCGCAGAACACAAGAATCGAGCGGCGCCCTTCCGCAATCTTTAACGTCTGGTCAACGATAGCGGCGTTGTTCTCCGCCGTATTGATCTTCTTCTGCAGGGCCTCTTCGATGAAATCACCGCCGCGTTTGCCCACACCGTCCACGGATAGTAACAAATCCATGCACTTGCTCCGGAGCGGGGCAAGATATCCTTCATCGATTAAATCCTTAAGTTTGACTGGTTCTATAATGTCGGAGAATATTGCCGGAGGGTCTGTTATCAATCCGTGTCCGAGCCGGTAGGGCGTGGCTGTCAACCCGATGACGCGAAGCGCCGGATTGATTTCGCGCAGGTCGTTCAAAAGGTTCCGGTACCCGCCCTCGTCCTTGTGGGATATAAGATGCGCTTCATCAACGATGGCCAAATCAACATGTCCGATGTCGCAGGCACGCTTCCGAATTGACTGGATGCCGGCCACGGTGATTTGTTTCAGCTCTTTCCGATTCAGCCCAGCTGAGTAAATCCCGAGCGGGGCTTCCGGCCACAGGTCAAGGATTCTTTCTGCATCCTGTTCAAGCAGTTCCTTCACGTGAGAGAGTATTAATATCCTCTGGTCAGTCCACGTCTGCACCGCGTCCCGGCATATCTCCGCGAGGATGACACTCTTTCCGGAGCCGGTCGGGAGCACGACGCACACGTTCCCCTCGTCGTGCTCGCCGAACCAGCGGTAAATCTCGTTTACTGTGTGCTGCTGGTAGCCGCGCAGTTGCATGGCTCTGGCTCCTGTACCGTCTCCTGTGTCGGCTCTTGCTCTGGCACCGTATCAGGTTCATCAAACGGCCCGAACGTCTCGTCACATGCCTTCCACGTCCAGTCAATGATTTCACGGCTTCCGATCACGTTGGTATCTGGCTCGCCGTTCCGCACCATCTCGCCGTCTATCTCGTAGATGGCGGTAAACTCGTCATCGCTGTCGTGGATCTTCCAGGGAACAAGGTCCGGGTGGAGCACATGCCCGGCGCACCCCTCCAGTTGTGCATCGAACGGGATTTCAGCGTTGCCGTATCTCGCGCATGTCCAGGTACTCTCCGGCGTCGGTGTACTTAAAGCGCATGTCCGGCAGTTGATTTCCTTTGACATGTGGTAATCGTGGCAAAAATCATGAGCCGGGCAGAACTTGCACTGATACCACGTGGAGTCTGTACTGATAGGTGGTGGCATTCTATCGGCGAGAGTTATGCGCTTGCCACGCTCTATCAGCCGTTGTGCTGCGTCAGCGTCGTACCGCACTCGCTCTGTGTAGATGCCGTCATTGTCCTTGCACACCGCAAAATACAGCGCCCTGTCAATGCCTGAGCCGGCCATGTAAATCTGCATCTGGCTCCAGTGCTTCGGCTGAGACTCTTTAACGCCCTTGTCGCAAAGGTCTTTGAAGGATTTCAAGGAATGGGTCTTGCATTCAAGGATATGCCGTTTCGTCGGGGCCTCCGGAACACCCTTTTCAATAATGCCGTCGATGCTCCCTGATACATGTGCGCCGAAGTCCACCCGCGACTGTGCGCCGCCGGTTGAATGGACCTCGCACCCGATACGGGTCAGCCATGAGAGGATTTTTTTCTCCTCTTCCTGCCCGCGCTGGAAGAGTCGGAGCACCCTTCCCGGGAAGTGTTCTATCACCGCCCACCGGAACGACAGCCACAACCACCGCTCACACTCATGTCCAAGGAGGGAGGCGCCCAGGTGCGGGCGAGGTCCCTCCTGATGTGACTCGTACTCTTTATCAATGAGTGAGGCAATGGTGTTCATGGGCTCCGGAAGAGCCGTCATTTCTTCCACGGCGGCGTGGCCGCCTTGACTGCTGATGCCGTGGCTGTGGCTGGTTTCGTCGCCTTCGGCGCCTGCGGGAGGATAGTGCCGCCCTCCAGCGCCTTGAAGCCCCGGATGTCGTTCTGGTCCTCGTACTGGCCGGTCTTGTCCTTGCGGACGCCCACCTTCACCTGAAGCGCACCGCCTACGAGCTGGTCCGTGTCCTGAATGCGGTCCATCCCGAGGGAGCGGAGCAGGTCGCCGAACTGCTGCCGTCCGATGCGTTCAGCCTCGGAGGAC